GGCCCCGCTTCTGTTTCTTGAAAGCCCTTAATTGCAGTTTCTTCGCTATTAATGAGCTCATGGGCCCGCCGTCGCCGAGTGCTCGGGCATTTTCCCTGGCCCGGTCCAGAAGCGGCTTCCACGCCGCCCGCAGCCCCCGGCGGACGATTTTTTTCGCAACCTTCTTTTCGAACTTATCCAGCGCGTTCTGAACCGCCCTGGCGTTGTCAATCTGCATCCGTATCGTATCCGCCATTATTTTTCACCTAAATCGATAATTAAAAAAATCATTTGCTTGATCTATCCCTTTTTTATATATTTTAATTAATACAGAATTAAGGATGCCAAATATGTCCAACAAAAAGAATAATGATAGTTCTGAAAAAAAATTTGGCTTATTTATTTTAGCTGCAATCACGCATGATTCCGCCGATTTAAAAAAGTGTTCCGATGCAGGCATCGAAATAAAGCAAGTAGCCGATGGCGGTATTTCCGTGACCCCCGAAGAATATAAAAAAATATACCCGAGTTGATCCACGTTGCATCTCTCCCGGCGGACCGATGTATTTGTTCTCGTGTATATATAATCGTTTATTCTCATACTATTTCTTTCGCCGTTATCTCCATAAACTCGTTCTTCTCGTCGAAATCGGCGATGGTATTTATATCGAAGTACCGCGAGCCGAATTTTACCCGGTCGGTTACCGCAACCGTATCGTTGTATCGAATAGTTATCTTGTGCGTCACCTCACCTATTATTTGGCCGGCGTTCTCTCTCTCCCGACCCGACAGCGGCCGCACCCAGGCCCATACGGTCGAATGGGTCGAGTACGTTTTGACCGGATGGCCGGCGTCGTCGGCTTCGGTCGTATAGTTCTGCAGCTCGATTCGATGCCTGAGTTTGCCGATATTTATCATTTCAACTTTATCCCAACTTCATTTAACCGCTGATTGCGCTGATTCTGTATTCCATTAAATCATCCGCCTCATCGTCAGCAGAGTCTTAACGCCCAAAGGCACCTCGTATAAATTCTTATCGATTACCGCCTGGCGGTCCTCGTACAAATGTGCGATCAGCATCTTCAAGGCCGCCTTGATATCGTCCGGCACATCACCGGCCGCTCCGTATCCGCTGGTATAAATTACCTCGATCGCATTTGTCATCGATCGTATATCCGGCCAGTTGCAGTTATAGGCCTCGGTTACCCTGCCCGGCTCGGTCGCGGTATCGACGCGGTACTGCGCCGAATCCAAAGTCTGCTGAACACCGTCGGTATCGTAATATTTTATCGAAGTAATCGTCACCAGGGGCGAAAACGGCGGCCGGAAAACTTCCGGGAACTCATCGAGATAATAAGTCCGCGACCGGGTAATATAAGTCCGTCGCTGATAGTTCTCGGCCCATTCGGTCGCCGCCAGCATTATCTGCTCGATCAAATCGTCGTCGTCCGTATGGTCGACTCTCAAATGCAGCTTAACATCGGCTTTCGATATCGGGCATGTAGTAGCCATAACCAAATCTCAAATATTAAAAATTAAACTTGCGGAATCCGCCGCAGGCGGATGACTTCCTTAATTTTGCACTTTGCATTTTGCATTTTGATTTCACAAGCTGACCAGTTTCCTTTTCCGTAACATCTCTTTCACTCCTTTCGGGACGGCCACCTTTTTTCCCGCAACCGCCGAGCGGTTCTCGTACAAATGACAGACCATCATCATTACAGCCGATTTGATATCGTCCGGCACATCATCGGCCCCGCCGTATCCGGCCGTATACTCGATTATCACCGCGTTAGTGATGTCCCGCGTCGCCGGCCAGCTCAGGGTCCATGCCGGCTCGATTATGCCCGGCTCGGTACCGGTATCGACGCGGTAATCGGTATCGGCCAGCAGTTGCAGCGTCCCGTTTTCGTCGACGTATTTTATCGAGCCGACCGAAACCAGGGGCGAATAGACCGGCCTGATAGCGCCGTCGAACCGATCCATATACATATACGCCGGCCGCGAGATATAGAACCGCCTCTGGAACTCTTCCGCCCACTCGGTCGCCGCACGCATAAGCCCGGCGATCAGCCTGTCGTCATCGTCGAAATCCACGCGCAACTGGTTCTTCATCTCATCGAGCGAAACGATATAGACCGGCGGATGCGGCCAGTGCCCGTCCGGAAACGACCCGGAAGGAAAATGTCCCAGCGGAATATGTCCGGTTTTCAAACCCATATCAAATATCAAACATTAAATATTAAAATTGCGGAATCCCGGTTCGCCGGGATGACATCGTTATTTTTGCCCTTTACACTTTGCATTTTAATTTTTCTTAGTCCGGATCCAGCGTCACGCTCGTTCGGTTGCCCATAGCATCGACCGTCTCATCTATCCGGTCGGTCAATCCGGTGGCCGGGTCCTGGAATGTTATATTGGTCGTACCGCCGCCCGAGGCCGTGCCGAACAGTACAGATGCCATCAGTCGTATGTAATCCCTGTAATCGTAAGCGCCCTCGACGGTAGCAGCCCATACCTCGGCGGCGGTAATATTATTAAGAGCATCGATCTTGGTCTCGTTGGCGTTTACCTCGGTTATGATAGCGTCCTTATCCGTCGTCGCCTCGGTGCGGGTCGGACCGTCGTAATCGGAAAGCGCCGTATCGACCTCGGCATTGACCTGGGCGGCCGATAGATCGTTGGAATCGACGGCATCTATCAAATCCGGCAGCGTGGTAGATGTGTCCTCAAGAATGCCGTCGAGTTCGGAAGCATACGGCCCTGAAGTCCACGCCGAGCCCGACCAGTACCCGTATTCAGTCCACACGGCCGGATCGTCGTCGTCGGCCGTGGCATCGGCCGACTGATGAGTCACAATATGATAATTCCCCGCCGAGATATTCGCATCGAAGTCCCCGACGAACATACCGCCCGTCTTATCCGTCAGGGCTATATCGTAATCGTCGGCGTCCCTTGCCCCCGTACCCCATACCTCGAAGACCTGGCCCGAGACGTACCATACGTCCCCGTCCGGCTCTCGAACTACCGAAAAGCACGTATCCGCCCCGACGACGAATACGCTTATCTCGTTAGCAGCCTGTAAAGTAGAGCACAGTAAAGTAATCAGGATTATTCTTTTCATTTGAAGACTTCCAGCATCTTAATTAGTTCGGCCTCGCGCTCGTTCGCAGCGTCCATCTGCTTTTGAATCCCGGCCTTTCTATCGGGCATGTGGTCGAGTTCCGTTTGCAAAACCGCCCGGTCGTACTGCCGCTCGCGAACGGCCGGCGTGGTTGTCAGCGTAGTTGTCACCTTAACCGTATTGTCGTCCACGTAGTCTGCTACGCGGTTCTCGGTAGTGGTCGAGCCTGTAGTCTCGTCAATCGTTATTTTGTCCTTAACGATAATCACTGATTTCTTTATCTTCGCAGGCCCGGCCCACAGAGCCGAGACCACACAGATTGACGCTATAATTAGAGTTGCTATTTCCTTTTTCATTAGTTCGTACTCCTTGAAGTTTCGTACCAGCTTGTTCCGTTGTAAACGATTTGTAGAGTCTTATCGTCGGCACTTGTAAAGTTTGTCGCCGTACCCGCCAAATCCACTGTATTCGCCGTGTGAGCGTCGGTATCCGTTATCGTGACGTTTGCATCGACGAATATCATCGTTAGTAAAGTCCCGTCCTTCGCTCCGGTGATAGTCCCTATCGTATTACCACCACCATCGCCCGTTATTGTCATTACATTCGATTCGCAAACGAAAGTCGTAGCACCCGCACCTAAAGTGTTCGGGTCTTGTGGTGTCGATAATCCGCCTCTCGATACTCTTGCTCCCAGTGTTGGCGAATCGCCATCCGAGCCGTCATTTGTATATAAATTCCAGTAGCCTGCTTCAGTATCATTTGAACCATCATGGGCAAAGACTTGCTTGCCGAGTGTGGTTTCTTCCCCGCCTGATTGCTCGCCAAACGCCTGCCATACCGAAGCCCTTGCATCGGCATCGTCTGTATGTGTAGAGCAGTGTGTGGTTATTGTTGGACTGGCGTGGGTTAGTTCGAGGAGGGTTTCTGCGGCAGTCTCACCGCCTAAGCCGACATACCCGTTCGCAGTTTCGATACTGAATCGAACCGATGACAAATTCCATGTGTCTGAAATCTGGAAACTGTCGTTAGCGGCTTCGTTGCCTATACTCCATTTAGTTGAACCCTGACTTCTAAACCCCAGAATCGTATCCGCACCCGAACCTGAATTAGTGTTATCGATGAAAAAACCAAAGTAGGTAGTCTTATTGCCTGTAAGTTCAATCTGGTCAGAGGCTACTCTCTCTAAGGTACAATCTGTTGCAGCAGAACCGGAACCCCACTTTATTACGCCGGAAGTGTCAATCTTTAATCGTCTGTAACTCTCACCGTTTACGCCACCACCAAACATCACAGCACCGGCGGCGGGTGCAACTAAGTTAAACGATGATGTTTGATTACCGACGACATTAGCTATCGTTAGACCGTCTCCAAAACCCTCCGCAGTATTATCAGAAAGTTTTAGAGCAAGGTTATAATTACCAGCCGTACTTTCCGTACAATTACTAAGGTCGATACCGAGCCCGTCCGCAATCCCGAATGTTCCCGTGCCATCAACATCAAGGGCAGAAGACGGGGCATTAGTCCCAATCCCAATCCTCCCATTCGTGCTGTCGTAATTAAAATCGACGTTGCCGTCGGCGTCCTTGAATTGAAGGAAAGTCGTGGAATCTGTACTCAAAGGCTGGTGAACGGGCGTATCCCCGTCTATCACCGAACGCCAGTATTCGGTCACGTAATACATTACCGGCGTACCCTGCCCGTAGGCCGCCGACGTCGGGCATAAAATCAGTATCA